GAGACCAGCAGCACCGTCGAAGTGCAGACCTTGCCCATCTGACGCATTAACGAGTTCTCTGGTGATCTCACCAACAACGGTTGTGGTTGATCCTCCCCTGCTAAATGTAGATACCTTTGCGCTCATCGTACAAACTCTGTCGCAATAATTGTGCTGGTTCCGCTTGCCGTAGCGACATAAACATCCCCTTGAAAATCATCCACCGTTAAAGTACCTCCATCGCCTTCTTCGTCTCCACTGGCTGGAGGAAGTATGAATGAAAAGAATTTAGACCCACCCAAAGCGGGAGCCGCGCCCATACGAACATACACCTTGGTAGTACCAATGTTTTGAATAGAAAACGAGGCTCTACCCTCATTCGCAGCAACCACATTCGCCGCCGTCGATGACACGCTAAATACGGTATCAAGGTTTAGTACGCTTCTTCCACCTGCTACTCTTACTTTCATAATTCTAGTATCCTATAAAGTTTAGTTTCTTAACTTGGCCCTGCTGCCTATACACCTTGTCGGATTCAACCGTTAAGAATGCTTCGGCGGTGCGGTCTTCCAAGGCCGCAATTTCGAGTTGACCATTTGCTCTCAAATAATCTGCATAAACCCCTCGTATGAGGTAGTTTTCAAAAGTCTTCGGTATGCTAACCACCGTCCACTTGGATGTGTCAGTCGGAACTGTTCCAGCCCCGGCGTCGGTGGTCATGTCGTAAAATTGTCCCGTGGTGGAATAATACACTTGATCGTCCTCGGCATAATCCGTGGACGCATTGTATGTGTCGCCAGTCAGGTTTGGCCGACTAATCTTGTATTCCACATAAACCGGCGTGTCGTTGTCTGATAAAACTATTTGTTGCGCCGCTCCAGTGTCATACAACGAATACCCAACTGGAATTGCGTTTGTGGTTGCGCGGGGGTCTTTCTGGTAAACTTGAAGTATCATTCCCGCCGTTGTTGGATATGGAGCCGTGCTAATATCACTCGCCGTTGTAACGGTTGCACTCTCCACCCGCACCAAGCTCGGCCACCGCTCCGTGTCCCATGCAACTGCCAATCTTTGATTAGCCAAATCGCGGGCTTGCTTAAAAAAGTGCGTTGGCAAGTTGTCCCTATCCAGCCCGGCAAGTTGCGCCACACCATATAGGACAGAACTAAATGTTAGCGTTTGCATCTACCTCCACACGCGGGCTTTTCCCATACACCTTACGATAAGTAAGGCGACCAACTGGAGTGTCGTAATAACCAAGCGGCTTGTTACTCCCATATCCCACTTGAGTCTTGCCACTAACAGAATTAACCCGGCTCTCTGGATTGTCTCTCAAGTATTCCTTTATGAACTTTCGATCATTCCAGCAATCATATCCAAGGCGTTTGCCCCAATAGTGATATGATGTAGATTCAATTCTTGCTCTATGTTGGCCTATGCCAGAAATGCGAGATTCGTTTCTCGCCTCTCTTGCGACAACCTCGGATTGGTTGACCCGCGAAGTATCATGTTCGCGAGCCAACCGTTTCCGAAGTGAATCCCCCACAAGGGAAGCCATCTCATCGCTTAAACCTTCGGGGGCGTACATATCTGATTAGGTAGCAGATACGCAGTCGTAATACCCAAATGCTTTGGGGTTGTAGACTACAAGTGCGGCGACTGCCTCTATGAGCCTAGCCGGGCCTCCACCGTTGTCTTGCAATTCCTTAATCTGCGGCAATTTGCCGTAGCGAACCTCCACTTGGTCAAACGGAATAACGTATCCCTTGAAATTGACCGCGCTCCCACTCTCCGCAATGAACGTAGACGGATGCAACCGAAGGCGACCAAAATCACCCTCAAACACATCAATCACGTTGATGAATGCCTTTGCCGAAGACTCCGTGTTGAAAGTCTTGATAGCAAGACGGTCATCACTGCCGGTTGCAGATTGCGTAAACGATGTGAATGTGCGCTTTAACGCAGTGCCACAAAGCAAATCGTAATCACGAATTGTTCCAGTGTTCTCGAAAAGCTGCTTTAGCATATTCTGAACATCTGTTTCAGTAACCTCATCCGCCTTGTTAACTGTCTTTGCGTTATTGCGGAAGTTTGAGTTAACAACAAGATCAGACCCACCACCGCCAGTGCCGGAAGCGTGAAGGAACGAACCCATCGACTTGGTTAAGTATGCGTTCGACGATCCATCGTCAATCTGCGCGTCAGCATCGTTCAAGAACGTGAGTTCCATATCGCGCTTAATCTCAACCAATTTCTTGGCAATGCCGTTTGCAAGTTCCGATTTCACGCCAGCAACGACTTGAATCTCGTTTGCCAAACTAGAAATACGAAACACGCGACGGAATATCTGCGCGTAGTTTTGCGCCAGCACACGATTCTTGGCCGGGTTGGTGAAACTGCCTGCGGAAGTCATATCCACATCAGTCCCATCCACGGTTCCAGCCGCGCTCGGTGATTCATACGCATCCATCTGCCAACTCATCAACACGTTGCCGGGCTTCTTCCCCTTTTTCGCCATACTGGTGAAAACGGTGGATTTTGCATCGACATTTGCGATAAGATTAGACAAATCCTCTCTACCACCCGATTGAGTGGCGTTGTATCCTTTTTCTAAAAGAAGTGCCATTTGTTATGTCTCCAAATCCAAACTATAAATAGTCTGTTTCTAATACTGCTGCTAAAGAATCCACCGTGTTCTCAGACTTGAAGTTTTTCCTCGCGGAAACTGAACGGGCTTTAGATGCACCCGTTGTAGCAGGGGCCGCAGCCGGGGCGGCGGGTTGTTCTGGAGCCTTCTTAACCTCCTTCTTCGCCGCTGCCTTTTGCGTTGGGTTGTTTACCATTTCCCGATAAGCCTGTAAGCCTAGCTGGAATATGCTAACGTCCGCTTTCCAAGTCGGATGATTACGAATGTCTGGCCTGTTTCTGAGGATTTGCATTGCCTCTTGATAGCCTTCGGAACTCCGATCCTTCCAGTATGGGAACACTTGCTCCACTTGCTGCGCCACCGCAGTTTCTTCCTTCAAGTATTCCAGCCGATTCGGTAAATGCCGCTTTAAGGATTTACGGGCATTTTTCTTTATACCCCTAATTTCCTCGGCACTGTATTCGACTTCCTCGCCCTTTGAGTTTTTAACCACCGCGCCATCCGCATTATCCTCACACCACTCAAGCACTTCCTCGGCTTGATTCATTTCCCGCTCAACATCTTGAGTCGATTTCAAATGACCGTATGGGTTCCCATCAACGGGCGGCAACGATGGAAGTTCCTCCTTGGCGTCTAGTTCAGTGCGTAAAGTCCGAATCTCTGCTTCCAGTTCGTCAACCCTGCCTTCTGCCTCGCGCCTCTTTGCCGTGAGCTTATCAATCCGCTTGAACAAACCCTTGTTGGCCTTGTCCTTCTCGGATTGCTCATCGGCGTCTAAAGCCGGTTCAGCTTCCGCAGTTTCTTCTTCAGTCTGAGAAAGAGCGTCTTCTTCAGCGTTAGCTTCATCCTCCGGCGGGCCACTCGGCTCACCTTCATCGGGAAGCTGTTCGCCTTCTGATTTTTCACCTTCCGAGGATTTTTCCTCGTCTGGAGCCGGTTCAGATTCCGGCTTGCTGTCCAACAGCGTTTCCAGTTGGGCGGCTAATCCGTCAGCGTCCAAAAGTTCACCGACATTTGTTGTGGCTTCCATTTCTGCCGCGCCACCCACGGCTTCGATTCCCTTATCGCTCATGCTTTTTTGTAGCCCGCAAGTTTGGCTGGCAGCGTTTTTGTGGAACGCAGAAACCCGTCCTTCTTGAACGCTTATAAGGAAGGGTTGGCAAAAAGTTTTTTTGTTTTAGGGCGGGTTTGGAGGGGTTTGGGAGGGTTTGGGTGGGTTTTTGAAAATGCTTTTAGGAAAAGAAAAAGCCGCCTTGAAGACGGCTCTTATAGGTTCAAGCGAATTTTCCAGAAATGCGCGTCAACCCTTTTTTTTATTTTTTTATTTCCTAACAACTAGAAGCGTTTTCCAGCCGTAACTCCCCGATTTCGTGATTTTGGAAAATCCAGTTTGATATAATGGTCGCTGCCTATCGAGTGATGGGCAGTTTAACTGAAACTAAAAACACATATAAAACAGTGAGCATAATAAACAGAAAACAGATGAAGGCGTTGATTCTTAAATCAGCGAGAACCCACGACGTTCGACAAAATAAATTCAGTCAAGTTAATGGCGACACCATTGACCAGATCGAAAGAAATCTTGGATTGTACATAGATGAACAATGCAAGCGACTTCCAAGAATTGGAAGAACTGTAAAGTTTGACACTCCAGTTCCACGATAAAAACAATGACAAAAAAACTAATACGGCTTGCCTCAATATTTGTAGCCGACCACAACGATAGATGTGATTGCGGCCAACCGCAGAGTAGAGTCAAAATTATAGAATACGGACACAACGTATATTACATTGATTCAAGAGATATTGGATTGTTCGACCTATATAATGACGCATTGTATTATAGCCACAAATATGGCCCAGACGCTTGCGATAAAAGCTACATCCGTTCTGCAAAGCGCGTTGTAAAAGCTATTCAAAAGCAAATGCCAAAAGAATGGTTTAACAAATACAAACAAAGACACTGGGTGTACGAGCATCCCAACCCCTAATAAACTCGCCCTCGCCCTCTTAACCGGGGGCGGGGGTTTACAAAAAAGCCGCCCACCCCAAAGGATGGACGACTCCAACATGAACACATCAGTTGTGGCTTTAGTTGAGCTTGGAAATGGCCGCTTCTCTTAACTCAACCAAATGATTCTTGAAATCCAGCAACGCATCCGCCCGGCCTGACTGGTGAATTCTAGCTTCTCCAGTCGTGTCCGCGCTAATAGCCGTCACCATCTCTACATCAATGGCAGCATCCAAGTTGTCCAGTATGGACTCCCACAAAGGATTCTCCCCTTCAAACTGAAACGCTACCAAGTTTTGATTCATGTAACTTGACTCACGCCGATTCTTCCAATCTGCGCGTTTTGTTGCTGCATCAATGACATTTGCAGATTCTTTGTGTAGTTCTCAAACAGTTGCCTAAACAACTCGTCGCCTTCCAGCGCGGCCTGTGCCTTCGGGTTGCGCCCAACAATCTCCTGTGCATATTGCATTTTGGTTTGAGCGGCTGGATCGTTCTCCGTGTAGGTGGCCTCGTTGCCCAGCATCATCTGACCAATCTGGCCCTTCACTTCCTCATACATCTTCTGCGAAGCCGGGGCTTGGTCAATCACAAGTTCCTCCGCAATGTCGGGACTAATCGCCCGCGTTATCATGCCAATCAACTTGTTCCGATCCAGCACTCCAGATACGTCCTGTGGCACAACATACTGCGCGATGTTTGATAGCTTGCTGTTTACGAATTCAGTATCCAGTTCGCGCACATCGAATTTCAGCACGAAATCAAACTGGTACATATCCGACTCTGGAATGATGTTGGTTCCAGTGATGCGGGATATTTCTTCCGGCGACAAATATTGCAAACTCAACTGAAACATCTGCTGATATGCCTCTGTCCACACTGTTAACCAGTTATTCACAAGTCTCTGCTGCTTAATCTGCGTCTGCACGGGCGGCACTCCTTGATTCGCCCTGCCAAAATACTCATCAGCTTGACGCGACACGGCTTCAATCAGATTAAACGCTGTGCTGGGTTGCCGGGCCGGGGGCCGCATGAACTCATAATCTCCAGCCTTCATCACCGGCAACTGCACCGCCGGGCCAACCTTGTTCGCCAACCCCAACCGCTTGTTCACCATGATGGGCGGCAGCGTCTCGAAACTCGTCGAGTCGTAGATCGAATCTCGTTGAGTCTTTATTTCATCTTGCCATGTTCGACAGATTTCCGGCACTCCACGGCTCTCCGTGATGCGGCGTTTTAGTTTTTCCCGGCGATATTCCACGAATGGATACCGACAATGAATGTAGTCCAGCAGTTCGTGCTTCGCATGAATGTCCTCACCATTCTCGCCCGTTTGAGCTATCGGGCTGAATATCGTGTAATAAATACCCGGTATGTTGTTGTCATCCAGTTGGCGACTATACGCATACACCACTTCAATCAAGTTATCCTGACGATCAACATGGTCAGTGGTGAGATCACTCAACTGCATACTGAAATCGTGGAACTCCGTTGACCTTCCAGCCGTCTTCACTGCGGCCTCAACCCAATCCTCGCTCCAGCCCTCATCCACAACCTTGGCCCGCAATTCCACCTCCGTCATAAACACTCGACGAAAAATCACTCGCGCCGATTGCAAATCCACGGTTTCGGGCGGCAAACTAATTTCCTCCCAAGGCTTCAACGCCACAACCGCCGGTTGATTCACTGCCAAGTAGGCTTGTGGAACAATGGTTTCTCCAGTGTCACGCAGTTCCCGCACTGCCTTCCTCGCCTTGCGCTTTCCAAGACCGGGCGACTGCGCTTGCAAAATCTCCACAACCGCATCCTCCGACTCTGGATCATTTATCATCTCAGGCAACGAGGCAAGTTCCTCGGATTGCTGGGCAATCGCCATCGCATCTTGCATCGTAAACTTACGCCCCTTCACCGCGCTCTTTTGTTCCCACCCAACAAACAAGGCACTCCACCCATATTGCTGCCCGTATTGAGCCAGCAACTCGGCTTCGCGGTTTAGTGTGTGGTACAGCTTCGTGTCACGCTGCCACCGCATCATGTTGCTCGCCACTCCAGCCGCTTGAGAATCCCCAATCTCGGTTCCCCCAATCTTCAGCGTGGCCCGACTAAACGAAGTGGTTAGCACATCCACCGTGTCGTTTATGATCTGGTCGGCCAACGGTATGCGTGTGTCGCTCGCGCCCTCCCAAGGAAAAGCCTCCTTCCCCTCTGGTAAACTCTCGCTGTGCTTTCGCCCATCCGTGGTTTGCCCCGTCCAGCGTGTGAATCTAATGTTGTCCACATCAGAAACTTTATCCAGCGATTCGCCATCGTGTAGGCTGCGACTATATTCCGCCGCCAACTCCCGCACATCGGGCGTGTCCGCTGCCTTTGCTAGTTTATCAACTACCTCCATTTTTTTTCTCTCCCTTCAAATGTTTAATTAAGTCATCTCTATAATACCGTCGATGATTCCCCACCGTTCGATAAATTCGTAGCGCATTCAGCTTCGCAAGCCGCGCAAGTTGTTTCTGGCTTAATCCAGTCAGCGTTGCCGCCTCATCTGGACGCACCAATACTGGTAACTGAAACAAGCCCATTAGTAAGTCCCCACTTCAGTTCCAGCAAAAGTCTTGCCGTCCACAAACATTGGCTCCATCACGGCCAAATACCTTAAAGTGTCAATCGGGTCTTTGCTCGCGCCCTTCTCCCCGTCGCGCCCCGTCCACTCTTGCAAGCTGTAAATCAAGTTGCCGCAATCCCGGCTAATATAAAGCATGGGCTCATTAACCGCCGTGATGGGTTCGCTCTGGTCGTAGTTCAACCAGTCGTTCACAATGGTCAACCCGTTGGCCACCGATATTCCAGCGGCGGGTTCAAACCACATCGGGTCGTCGCCTTCCCCCAACAAATCAATAATACTTGTGCCGCCCTCGCGGCCCGCCGCCTGACTCGCTCCAGCGCGAGGATCAATATAGCGCACCTCGATGTCCTCGCCCTGTTCCAGTTCCTTTATTATTTCCTTAACTTCTGGAAGCCCTCGTCCAGCACCCACACTCTGTGCCGGGCCGGGCGCACCATCCGCCTTGTCACTCGCCACGGCCCACTCCCCATACTCATCCAGATTGGGCCACTCCCTATAAACATACTTACGCCCCATGTCGTCCACGCGAATCCAGAGCGCAAACCAATTCCTGTTCCACGCCGGGTCTACGGCCATGTAATTCGTTCCCTCGCGAGGCACGAAGTCTGGATCAATAATGTGCGCTTCACAAAACTTCGGAAACTGGTTTCCAGTAAGATTCTCCGCATACCCATAAGCCCGCAACTTAATCTGCACACTGTTCTCCCCGTTGAGGGTTTTTGTCATTTCCTCATACGGATTATACGGATTCATGTCAGTGAAGAACCACATGAGCCGCGCTGCGGGTCGGCGGCACTGCGCCGTGTATGGCATGGTTCCAGCCGGGCAACCGGGAACATTCACCGTGTCAGGCAACAGCGGACTCGGCCTAGTCTCCAGCACCCTATATCCAGACAAATATTCCTTCACCGTGGGCGTGTAACCGTCAACGGGCGTGAAGGTGATAAGTAGCCGTCCAGAAAGTTCGTGGCTCGATGCCCGCGTCACCAACCTAAACCGCAACGTCTCAATCCACGGCAACGGCACAAGTTCATCACACCAAATCATATCCACCTCTCCACCCTCAATCACCCGCATCTCCTGTGAGTAATTCATAAACCAACACTGCGACCCATTTGGGAGGACGAAGGTGTTTTCGGTGAAGCCATTCTTTTGCGAAAAGCTCACGTTCTGTACGCGGCCCTTCTTAATATTCTTCCACTCTGTCGGAATATACTTGTAAACGAGTTGCTGCTGGTCGCGGATACTAGATTGAGCCGTCA